AGTTTATTCTGCAGCACTCATTGACCTGACCGATGACACCGCTGGAGCAATCCTGTTTGGTGACCTCGGCCAGGTGTACACGGCCCTCGTGGGCGGCGTGCGAATTGATGTTTCGCGCGAGTACGCATTCAACCTTGGGTTGGTTTCGTACCGCTGCGAAGTTCGCGGTGCTTCGGGTCTTGTTCAGGCTTCGGCTGTCAAGAGCTACAAGAGCGCGAATGTCTAATCTCTAAGAGTTAGAGATTGATGACGAAAGGGGCTGGGCGAAAGCCCAGCCCCTAAGTCTTAGAAAGGAAAACTAAATGCTAGTGCGAATGCTTGAGCGAATCCTTGGCACACGCAACGGGGTTGCCTGGCCGCCACGCGGCGGGGTGATTGACTTGCCTGACGCAGAGGCTCTAGCACTATTCGCGCACGGATACGCACAGCCCGTACCCCCTGCTAAAACCCCCGCATTTGCCCCTACGGAGCCCGTAGAGGCGGCTGTAATCCACGAGGCTAGGGAGAGTGCCACCGTTAAGCGCACCAAGAGGGGGAAAAGCGCCCAATGATTCAACACCTGAGCAGCCGGCAAATGAGCGTAGGCACGGCAGCCGCATCAGTCTGTGAGGGCTATGTGGCAGGCACTGAAGTGCACCTGCACGCGCTGGCTAATAACTCCAAGGATGTGCTGATTGGCGCAAGCAATCTCACGCTTGCTAATGGGTTTGTGCTGCGCAAGGGTGAGCACATTACAATTAGGCTAATGGAGCGGCAGACCCTGTATGCTATCGCAGAGAATAACGGTCAGATTTTGACCGTACTTGAAGTTGGGGGTATTTAATGAGCTACGCAACGCTGGCAGAATTCAAGAGCGCTATTGGGATTGGCACCGCTGACACCACTGACGATGGCGCGCTGCAATCTGTGCTTGACGCAACTGATGCGCTGATTGACCTTTACACAGACCGCAAGCAGGGCTTTGGCACTGCATCAGAAACGCGCTACTACACCGCCGGTGATTGGTCATATGTGTTGACTGATGACATTGTGAGTGTGAGCCAGCTGCAGACTGATGATAACGGTGACGGCACTTACGAAACCACCTGGACGGCGGCAACGGATTATGTGCTTGCCCCGCGCAATGCTGCGCTTGATGGCTGGGCATACACAGAGATTGACACCAGCACCGCTGCGCCTAAAGCATTCCCAGTTGCGGTATATCTTGGCGTGAAGGTAACGGGTGTATTTGGATGGCCTGCAGTTCCAAACGCAGTGAAGCAAGCCGCGATTATTCAGGCTGGTGCTGTGTGGTCATCTAGGACAAGTCCATTCGGCATTATTGGCTCGCAGGAGCTGGGTGGAATTTTGCGCCAGACACGCGCACTGCATCCTGAAGCCCAGGTGTTGCTTGATGGATTCCGCAAGCGGGATGGGTTGGCGCGGTGAGCTTCAACGATGTCACCATTATCAATGCGCTCGCAGCGCACCTAACGGCGGCAACACCGCCTACCGGCTACACGCTGCGCACGGTGCACGCATACCCCCCAGATAATCTTGCGGTGGTGCCAGCAGTGGTGATTGTTCCAGCTGATGACAGCGTGAGTTACGGCGCTGCCAATAGGCAGGTAACGCTTAACCTTGCGCTTACTGTGTACCTACAGCCTCAGGCTGATATGGGGCGTAAGTATCAAGACCTGATGGCTTGGCGCACCTGGCTGCGTGATTGCCTCATTGACGGGGTAACGCTTAACGGCACTGATGCGGTGGCGCAAGCCAGCGTGACGGGCACCAGCATTGGAAATGACCAATGGAATGAGATGGATTACCTAACCGTGACAGCCACCGTAGAGGTGTCAAGCGTGGAGGCGATTAATGCCACCGCGTAAAGTAACTGAAAACTCAGAGCAGATTGAAGTGCAGTATGTTGAAGGCTCGCTCGCTAGTGGAGAGTTTGTAGGCGGGTTACCGCTTGACGGCTCTACAATCAGCGTGCCTGCTACTATTGCTCAGGCGTGGATTCAGGCGGGCGTTGCCAAGCCTGTAAATAAGACAGCCGCACCAGCGGCTATTGAAAAGGAGTTTGAGTAATGCCAGCAGCCAGCGCCGGTAATGTGATTTTTAGCAAACTGGTGGCCTTCAGTGAAGCCACCCCAGGCACCACGCCAACGCTCACGAGCGGCGGGCGTAAGCTCTTGGTCAGCCCAACTGGGATGCTCACCACGGGCACCACAATTGAGCTTGGCGCTGAGCGCAGCGTTGCGCTCCGAAATCCACTCATTGCAACCACCGGCACAATCGTTAGCGTTGAGCCTACGCTGAGCGCAAGCGTGCCAGCAGTCAGCGTTGGCGAGCTCCCAATTTGGCTATCAATGACAAAGACCGTAACACCAAGCGGCACGGCTGCGCCATATGCGTGGGATTACTCATATTCAATGACCGCTGCCAATGACCCTAAGAGCTACAGCCTTGTGGCAACTGATGGGCAGCAGCAGTATGTGGTTGATTACTGCCTTGCGGAGTCAATCACCATTGCGGCAGACCGCAGCGGGCTGACAAACCTAAGCGCCAATCTGTTTGGTCAGGAAATCACCAAGAGCAGTGCAACGCTTGCTGATGGCACGCCAACTTCACCGTTTATGGCTGGGCGCTTGTGGAATGCCTACCAAAGCGGCACGGCATTCCCAGGCACCGCATCAGGTACGGCCTACCAGTATCTGCTTGATTTCTCACTTGAGTTCAATGCTGGTATCACTAAGCAGGCATACCTTGCGGGCACCACAGTGTTTAGCACGCATAGCGAGAGCAACCCATTCACGGGTACGCTCACAATGACGGTGAGCAGCACGGCTTCAGCTGTCAGCGTTTGGTATGACGCATACCAGGCAGCCACACCTGTTGGCGTGCGCCTGACTTGGACAAACGGAACATACACCGCCCACATCCTTGCTATGGTGGTGCCAACCGAAGTGCAGCCAATGGCTGGCGCTGAGGATGGGCTAACTACGATGGCGGTAACCGGCACGCTGGTGTATGACGCTACGAGCGCCAAGAGCCTACAGATTATTGTGAATAGCGATTTGAGTGCCTTGCCATAAGGCTAGGCTTATAGGGGAGGGATTGAATGGCACAGAGCAAGCCGCAGTTTCGTACCGTTGATATCGTGCTGCCAGCACCTTTTGAGGGCTGGACAGCCACGATGAAGGCAGAGGGCGTGAGCGCCCGTGTGCTGATTGAGCTGCAAAGCAATGACAGCGCACGAGCAATGAAGGCGCTGGGCAGCCTTATCGTGAAGCACAATTTCCTTGACGATGCTGGGCATCCTGCACCCGATGTGCTTGATGCGCCAATGGATGCCCTCACCGCAACGGTGCAGGCGTGGAGCGATGCGGTAGCAGCACTCCCCCCGCGGTAAGGCTGGATGCGCAGCGCTTAGCTGCGGGTAGGAGCATCCAGCCTCATCCACTAATCGTTGCGCACCTGATTGGCAAAGAGTTTGGAATACCGCCTCACGAGGTTATGGATTGGGATGCCGGTGATGTGCTGCGCACTTTTATGCTGATGGCAGACCTGCAACCAAAGGAAGGTATAAAGCGTGGCTGAAGGTGGCATTAACTTTACGCTGAAGGTTGACCCTAAGTTTAAAGCATACGAGCTTGGTTTTTTAGAGGGCTCAAACCCAACTGCCTATAGGCGGTTGATGTCATTTGCCACAGTCAACGCTGCCCGCACATATTCCAAGCCAATTAAGGATGCCGCTCCACGCGGCAAGACCGGCAACTTGGCTGCTGGCGTAAAGGCGAAGGCGGGGCGATATGCCAAGCCAAGCGCAGTGGTAGGGCCGCTCTTTGCTGGGCGGGGTTCCAAGAAAAACCCTTGGTACAGGTGGATAATCGTGAAGGGCACGAAGGGTCAGCGTAAAACTAAAAAGGGCGTGTTTGCTGTCAAGCCAATTACACCTAACCGCTTTGTCAATAAGGTGGTGGATAACAGCAGCAATGAGCAGAAGGCTATTGATGCATTCCACAATACCGTGGAAGCCTTTTTCAATAACGATGTGTTCAGGGGTAGAATTCTGCAGTTCAGGCGCGGCGGGCAGCTCGCAGGTATGGGCACCACCGCAAAAGACTTTTTCGGGATGATTGGAAGGCTGGTTAAATACTAAATGGCAAGCGCAACTAGTTCAGCAGTATTCGCCATCATTGCCAAGGATGCGGCTAGTGCCGTAATGGGCAGGGTTGGAAAGTCTATGGGTAGGCTGCGCTCTGCCGCAGGCACCGCCTTTAGGGTGATGGCAGCCGGTGCGGCTGCTGCAGCTGCAGCCATTGGCGCGCTCGCTATCTCTGCAATTAAGAGTGCGGCAGAGGATGAGAAAGCCACCATTCGGCTCAATGCCGCACTGAAGGCGCGTGGCTTTGAGCTGGACACGCTGAAGCCAAAGATTGATGAGCAGATTAAGGCATTCCAGCGCCTGGGTATGACTGATGACGATGTGCGCGCTGGGCTTGAGGTTGGCAGCCGATTCTTTACTAAACAAAACCAGCTGCTCAAGGCTAACGCAATTGCGGCGGATATTGCCGCGGCAACAGGAAAGGATGTTAGCACCGTAATGATGGCGCTTGGGCGTGGTGCTCAGGGAAGCACCCGCGGGCTTGCGGCGCTAGGAATTGTGGTAGAGAAGGGCGCAAGCAAGCAGGATATTTTGCGCGCAGCCAGCGAAAAATATGCAGGCGTTGCAGATGAGATTGCAAACAGCACAGCAGTAAAGTTTGAAGCTGCGCAGATTCGGTTGAATGAGGCAATGGAGGAAATGGGCGCGAAGCTACTGCCAGCCGTAAATGGTGCGCTTGACTTTCTCACCACCAATGTGCTGCCGATTGCAGAGGAAGCGCTAAGCGGGCTTGGCGATGTAATTGCCGATACGGTTGCGAATATGACCGCACCAGGTGGGCTCACTGACAGCGTTGGCAAAGTGGTTGGCTCAATCATTGATGACTTTAAGCCAGAGCTTGAGGCT